TTACATTACCGGACAATCATCAAATTCCGCGTTCCTGGCATCATTAATGATGTACGTGATCACTCCAAATACCGTGAAACCATCATCATCAATATGGTGCGCTTCCCTTCTCCCGTACTCCAGATTAACTAGGTGGGGCTGAGGATGTTTTCGGTATCGCTTGATCCTGAACTCCCCGTCTATTGCACATATCAGCAGCGAGCCATCACAGGCAGTAAGTGACGCATCCACAACAAGCAGCGCTCCCTCTAGTATTCCTTCCCTGAAATGTGAACGCGATGCCCGCATGAAATAAGTCGCTGCGGGTTGGCTAATTAGCTGCTGATCGAGGGAGATCCTTGTTTCAACGTAATCACTGGCAGGTGAAGGGAAACCCATGGCTAAAGTCCCCCATTTAGGTTAAAAAGCATGAAAGCAATATCTTCCCCTTCGACAGTTGATATGTCTTTAAAAGCGCTAATGCTAGGCTCCATAACAACTACAGTGTTGAAAACTATCAGAATATCTCTACAACGCAGATAATAGTGCATTATAGAAATATTAGTATGTCTATCTTTTTTCGATGCACATCGGTGTGTTAAAATCAGGCCAATAAAAATCACAGGGGAAACTGATGTTAAAATATAGGCCTGATATTGATGGCTTACGCGCCATCGCTGTAGTTTTAGTGATTACTTATCACGCATTTCCAAACCTTGTTCCTGGCGGCTTTATAGGTGTAGACATATTCTTTGTTATATCCGGATATTTAATAACTTCAATTTTGAATATCAATATATCAAACAACAAACACTCAATAATAGATTTTTACCGGCGCAGGATCGATCGCTTATTCCCAGCATTATTACTTGTAATGTTTTCAGTGTTCATCTTTGGTTGGTTCACGCTCTTTCCAGATGAGTTTATGCAACTGGGGAAACAATTAGCAGGTAGCGCGGGCTTTGTGTCTAATATTGTATTTTATAGTGAAACTGGATATTTCAACGCTACATCTCCGACAAAACCTCTTTTGCACCTTTGGTCTCTTGGTATAGAAGAACAATTTTATCTTATATTCCCCCTAGTGCTTTACCTGGCATACAAACGAAAAGTAAATATACTTTTCATTGTAGTGCTACTAGCAGCCCTATCTTTTCTATTAAACATACTGAGTATTAATGAAAATATAGAAAGAACTTTTTATCTTCCTCAATATCGTCATTGGGAACTTCTTTTTGGTGCAATACTTTCGCTTACAGTACATGGAGAAAAAGCAAAACGACCTCATACGTTAGTTGCAATACCTGTTGCCGCAATTTCTCTTTTAGTCATTCTTATTACTGCGCTCACACTACATTCTACAGTTGCGTTTCCTGGATGGTATGCACTTCTCCCCGTTATTGCCTCTGTATTACTGATATGGTCTGCGCAAGATGCGGGGCGAATTAAATCGGTTATTGCATCCAAACCATTTGTATTTATTGGTTTAATTAGCTACCCACTTTATCTTTGGCACTGGCCTTTATTTTCTCTTGCATACATCATAAATGGAAGTACACCTCCTGATTGGCTAATGCTGTTATTAACAGTCTTGTCATTTTTGCTGGCCACACTTACATACTACTTAATTGAAAGACCACTAAAAAAAGTAAGATCATGGAAGAAAAAAACCATCCCAATGCTAGTACTAATGCTATTAATCGGAACTACAGGGTATAAGACATATACTATGAACGGAATTGACAATCGTTCTAATATTAAAATAAGCAAAGAGGTAAGCAGACTATTAATCGGCCCTATGTGGCCTTATGCTAAAAACGGTGCTTGTCTGGAAAGATTTAAAACTTCATTGTCGACTTCATTACCTTGGTGGTTTTGCTCTCTGAAACGTAATGCTAATCCTGACGTGCTTATTTTAGGTAACAGCTATGCTAATCATTTGTATCCTGGGATTGCAAATAACACTCACTTAAAAGATCTTAATGTGCTTTCTATTGGTATAGCAAATGTAGTTGATGGCATTTCAGGAAGTAGAACTGCTCTTCAGACAGAACAAACTGAATTCATCAACAATATTATATTACATACAAAATCCATCAAATATGTACTAATCAGCGGAATAACAATTGACGCTGATGATAGTTATATTAACGAATTAATTAAAAGAATGTCAGTCATTACTTCAAACGGTGCAAAAGTAGTAATATTCTATCCCCATGTACAGCTATCAGATGATATTAAAGAATGTTTCAGCAGACCACTTAAAAGGCCAAATAAAGATTGCACATCAGACCTTTCAGAGCTGAAACATATTCAAAAAAAATTCTCTCATCTAAAAAATAAAGTGAGCAAAGCATATCCAGAAACATTATTCTTTAACCCAAACTCTGCATTTTGTGATGAAAACAAATGCTCCTCAGTAAAAGAAGGTTTGCCCATGTACCGTGACGAATTTAAGCATCTATCAGAATTTGGAAGTATGTCTGTTGGAAATGAATTTGCTAAGTGGGCTAAAGAAAACCTTCCTGAATTAACAAAATAGTTTGGTGGCGGGCTCATGCCCGCCTTAACATCCATCGATACATATTTATATAACGCTGTAGCCACGGGAAACGACGAAATATAGTAACACTGTTGATGATTATTATTGCAGATAAATAACAAAGCAGCTCAAAAGCAGTCGTTTTAATTATGTCAAATGACAACTGCTTTGTATTAGCTTAGACATGACAGTTACCGGTTATTAATACAGGTATCTGTCAGATTTCATCTGGCTTAAATTTTTCTCAGCCCAGATGCGTTTTCCATCAAGTAACGTTTCCATTTGCGTCCGGCCGCAACACATTTTCCCCTGATGGGTTCGCTCATTATTATAGTGAACCAGCCATTCATCAAGATCCGATTGTAATGCTTCAAGATCGCCATATAACTTTTTGCGGAACGTCACCTGATAAAACTCGTTTAGTATCGTTTTCTGGAACCGCTCGCAGATGCCGTTGGTCTGCGGTGACATTGCCTTCGTTTTCGTATGCTCAATGTCATTTATCGCCAGATAAAGCTGGTAATCATGCTGCTCCATTTTGCCGCAGAACTCAGTGCCTCTGTCGGTCAGTATCCTCAACATCGGCAGACCCTGAGACTCATAAAATGGCAGCACACGATCATTCAGTAAATCAGCCGCTGTAATCGGTGTTTTAGTGACGTAGAGCTTGCAGTGAGCCACTTTCGAGTACGTATCAACGAATGTCTGCTGATAGATAGGCCCGACGCCTTTCAGGCTGCCCACATAGAACGTGTCCTGTGAACCCAGATAACCCGGATGAGCGGTTTCAATCTCACCACAGGCTTCGTCATCACTGGCTTTACGCTCCAGTGCGGCAATCTGGCTGTCAGTCAGTTCAATGCCATCGCGGGCCACTTTCTCTTCCAGTGCTTTCAGGCGTTTTTTGAAGTTATCAAGGTTATGACGTAACCAGACAGAACGGACACCACTGCCGGAGATAAAAATGCCCTGTTTACGCAGCTCGTTACTGCTCCTGTGCTGGCCGTGAGCCGGGAATGCGACAGCATAATCAACAACTGCCCGCTCAGTAGCCTCATCGGTTCGGTTTTTAAGGTTAGGAGCGCGACGGCTACGATTTATCAACGCATCCACGCCACCTTTATCGGCTAGCTCACGATAACGGTAAAACGTATCGCGGGAGACGCCCATGATTTTGCAGGCCTTCGACACGTTGCGGAGTTCTTCAGCCAGATTGAGCAAACCGGCTTTGTGTTTGATAACGGGATTGGTAGTATGAAGCATGAGAGTTACCTCGTGTTTTGTATAAGGATTCGACACCCATATCAAAACCGGTAACTCTCAACCTTTCAAGGCTATGTGTCAGATCAAGTCGCGACTAATACATTTCACCATCCAGTAAACGCTGTGAGGTGACTAAGTGTTTTGTGTTGATCTTCTCAATATGATTTTTGACCAACCCTACCTGATGCGCCGCGCGATAAATGCGCCCATTTCCGTGAGATAAATGGCATCGCTGCGGCGTTTCAATATTTGCAAAAGAATTACAATCCTACCGCGCCATCCTCCCTTTGAGCATCTACCGGAAAGTACCGATAAAGCGTCGATAACCCCACACCGTAAATTATGGCCAACTGCTGACGAGTATGTCCTTTGGCTAATAATCGCTTAATCTGCTCGCGTTCATGCGGTTTTAACGCGTTGGGTCTTCCGCCTATGCGTCCCTGTGCTCTGGCAGCTGCTAGTCCAGCCAGCGTCCGTTCGACGATCAACTCGCGTTCCATCTCTGCCAGTGCAGACATTACATGGAAAAAGAAGCGGCCCATGGCTGTACTGGTATCGATACTGTCTGTTAAAGAGCGAAAGTGGGCACCGCGTTCATGTAGCTCTGATATCAGAGCAATAAGGTTTTTTACGCTGCGCCCCAGCCTGTCAAGTTTCCACACAACTAGGGTATCCCCGCTATTAATGCACTTTAAAGCGCGTTTAAGGCCGGGACGACTGGCAACTTTTCCGCTCATGCGGTCTTCAAAAATGCGGTCACAGTTTGCGCTGGTGAGCGCATTTCGCTGTAAATCGCTGTTCTGGTCGATTGTTGATACGCGGATATAACCAATAACGGCCATCAATTTTCCTCCTCTACATCATGGTGGGAGGATTTTTGCAGATTTCACTATGTGTAACTGCTTTTCCAAAAACCTTCGTATTGTAGATGCCACAACATCGCAGAAAGGGCTGGTGCGCCTTAATGGAGGCGTTACCGATGACGACAACACGCTTGCAGCAACTTCCGGAGCAGTGAAAATAGCGTACGATGTGGCAATTGCTGCTGCAAATATAGCTAATGGGAAATGGACACCTGTAGATGCTACTACATCAGTTAAGGGAATCGTTCAGCTAAGCTCAGCAATCAACAGCACGAGCACAACGCAAGCGGCAACTCCATCTGCGGTAAAACAGGCGTATGACCTGGCTGGAACAAAATGGTTGGCTGTTGACGCCACTACATCTCAAAAGGGGATTGTCCGTCTGAATGGCGGTGTAACCAATGCTGACGATACAGTTGCTGCTACAGCAGGTGCTGTAAAAATTGCATATGATGCAGCAACATCCCCTGCACTTGGCAAAGGACAAACTCTACAAGACTTAAAAACATCACGGGGGGTTGGTGTAGACTACATAAATACGACCGGATTTCCGATTGCAGTTTTTGTCAGAATAACCGGTTCTACATCAGCCAACTTAATAGCATATGTTAACGGAATTGAGTTTGGCGGTGGCGGGTCTATTGCATCACAAACATCTGTAGCGACAGCGTTTTTCATTGTACCAAATGGTGCGACGTATCGTGTTAATGCAAGTGGCGTCTCAACTGTTTTACAGGCATGGACTGAGCTGAGGTAAACAAAAGATGATGTATTTCAAAGATAAAGACAATATGGTTTATGCATATGAAGATGACGTTGATCCATCCTATATCAATCCAGGGCTGACAGCAATAAGCGAAGAAGAAGCATTAAAGTTAGCGGCTAACCCTCCCAGAACAAGGGAGCAACTGATCAATATTGCAGTCGCGGAAAAGGCTGGTTTATACGCTAACGCAACACTAGAAATCGCGTGGCGTCAGGATTCGGTTGACCTGAACAAGGCGACTGAGGAAATAAAAACACAATTGACTGCATGGAAAACATACAGACTGCAACTGCATGACGTTGATACCGGAAATGCCCCTGACATTAACTGGCCATTACCGCCATCAGCGTAAAAACTAAGGCAAAAATAGTTATCAGTGAACACAATGAAAACGGGCTGCTTTTGAGCAGCCTTTTTTATTAGCTGTAATCCAAGGTATTCGAGAAGGGCCGAGACTGATTTTCCAGACAATGCGGTCAACGTGTTATCAAGCGGCTGTTTACCCGCCAGCGCGTTCGTCATAGTGGTGGCAAAGTTTGGATCGTTACCCAAAGCCGCCGCCAGTTCATTCAGCGTATCAAGCGCTTCTGGGGAAGAGGCAACCAGTGCGGCAAGGGCCGCTTTAACAAATGCAGTGGTGGCCAGTTGTGTATCATTGGACGCCTGCGCTGCGGTCGGTGCTGTCGGCTTACCGGTTAATCCAGGGCTGGCAAGCGGAGCATAATCGGCGACCACGTTTTTGACATACCCGGTGGTGGCCAGTTTTGTGCTGTTATCTGTTTTAATTGCAGTCGGCGCGGTAGGTGTACCGGTCAGTGCAGGGCTTTCCTTTGGTGCGTACTGGGTGTGTGGGTTCGGCGCAGCAATATGATCCGCCAAATCCTTACCACCGTTCTCGACTTGTTGTTTCAGGTACGACGTTCGTTTGGCCAGTTGCTTAGCCTGACGGTTAGAAATTCCGTCAGGCCCGCCCAGTACGGGGTCAGAGACCTCAATCTGGTAGATGCCGTCTTCCCACTGTGGGGTTTCAGGTAGGTTTGCCATAATTAACTGCTCCCGTGGTTATAGCTGCCGTCATAGTTGACGGTGTTGTTGTAGCGAATCGCGACAGACTGGTATTCCAGGCTGGCAAGGTGACAGCGGGCCGGAGCGAACGCAGCGAGAGTCTGTCGCAGCAGCGCCGCCTGGTCGTTAGTGATGGGCTGTCGGAGGATAACGCGGTAAACCGCCCATGCCTCGGCGTCACCGTGGACATAGTTACCGTTGTACGTGTGTCTGCCGTCGTAGCCGATTTGACCGGTCCCCTCAATCAGGTCTACCTCACCAAAACCAAAGCGGCGGATAATCTCCCGGATTGACCACGGCGTCCCCTTGTAGCGGTGCAGCTCAATGGCCGATTTAATCAGGGCACGGCGCACATCATCCGACTCTGCCAGCTCCCAGCCATCGCCGAACAAAGAGAACTGCTCACCCAGCCATGGCAGCGCGGAGCTGTCGACAATATCCACCAGGTAGACCATCAGGGATTCCAGGTTGATGTTGTCGAGCCGCCCGGCCAGTCTGCCCAGAGTCCTGAGGCTGATATCCCCCTCAAGCGGCGGCGGAAGTTGCAGCGGCTCAGCCATCGGCAACCCCCGTCATGGTGATGTTGATGGAGGTACAGTTGGCCCACTCGTTTTCCGCTACCACGACCAGCGACAGGCCGGGCAGTTCAACCTGATACACCCCATCAACGGACAGCACGGCGTTAATCTGCCCCGGTACGATATCCAGCCCCAGCTTTGCCCGACGGGCCGCCACCCAGCGCTGAATGGCATTATTTGCGGCGTCTTTTATCGAACTGACGTCCTGACCCCGATAAACCGTAATGCGGGCGTCGATGGCGTAGTCCACCTGTACGGGCTTTCTGGCATGGACGGTATCGGTAAGCGGTCGGACTTTCTCATCCGAGCAGAAACTCTCGACCAGCGTGAGGATGCTGTCGTCCGGCAGGCCGGTGCTGAGCAGCGGATACAGCTCAACGGTACCGGGCACCGGGGAGAGAACGGCGACGTCGACAATGCTGGGATGTGCTCCCATGGCATGAAAACGGTATGCGCCACGGCTACCGGCGTTGGTGAAGGACTCCGGGGCCAGCCTGATGCGCTCACGCAGCCGGTCATTGTCCTCCTGCTCTGAGCCGCCAGAGCTGGCGGACAGGTTGGTGACCTGCAGGTCGACGTTGTCAATCTCATCGAGCAGCTGGCTGACCTGAGCAGGCTGCCAGCCGTTACCGGCATCACCGGGTTCGGTGCAGGTCGCCGTAACATTGACCAGCAGCAGACCGGCCTTCAGCACCACGTCCGCATCGGTGGCGAAAATAACGCTGTCGGAGGCGCTGACGCGGGTGCCAGCCGGTATCAACACATCCATCACCATCGCTTCATCGACAGCGAACTGGAGAGGTGTGGATGCAGGCTGAGCGGCCAGACGGTACACGCCAACCAGCTCACCGAGGTAATCAATCATCGGCTCTCGGGAGAAATTGACCAGGTTCTGCTTTGCCGCTTCCTGTACCGCCACCCTGACCAGCATTTCGCGGTAGGCCCACAGGTCAATCAACAGACGCTCGGCCTGTGCCGGATACAGCGTCTTGCCTGTATCCGCCTCATACTTCGCAATCATTTCTGCCGTGATTTTGTCGGCATCGCGTTCAATAAAATCGGGTTCTGTCAGCGCCATAGCAGTTCCTGAGTCCGGGGTTGTCCGTCTGAGCCTTTCCAGCTCACCCGGAGCGTAAGATGTTCACCGTCAACGGCGGGTTTAACTGACGTCAGCTGGCAGCGAGGCTCCCAGCGGCGAATGGCATCGACGGACTCACGCACGACGTGCGGAATGGCACGCTCAACGGGCCAGTCGATATAAAGGTGCAATTGGCTCCCGAACTCCGGGCGGTGCGGGTCGCTGCCGCGAGGAGTGCGCAGAATGATTTGAATGGCCTGCCAGATATCATCCAGCCCCTGGACGATTTCGCCGGGGGCCTGCAGGGCCGGTTGCCAGAATACTGAGGTCGTTTTCATGGGGGCAGTATTGCCCCCGGAAGGGGTTGCCGATATTAAAGGCGTTTAAGAAGGTTCAGTGGGAGTGGTGGTTGGAGTTTGCGCCATCAGACAACATGCTACCGGTAGCATGGGCATTTCCTTCGATCTCGATATTGCCCTGAATTGTCGCGGTAGCACCTTCACCACCAGAACCTGCCATGCCTCCCTTATAAGTCAGCTTACCCATTACCAGCAGGTTGCCAGTGACCTCAGTCTCCTGTGCATCAATCGTGGCTTTCGGCGTTTTCATGAGTACATCAGTGCTGCACTCAATCACCAGATGCTCGATACCCCCCCGGATAGTCAACGTATGCGAGGCGCGGTTGTAGCTGAACTCGGCTCCGTCGCTGAATTTTGTGCCGCGAACGTCCTTGTCGCTGAACGAGGGTTTATCAACATCTGAATAGACCGCGCCGAGAATCACGCCATCTTCGCCGTTTTCGTCCAGTAGCACCTTGACCTGCTCTCCCACATCAGGAAGCCAGTAGTCCTTGTTGTTCTGGGTATTTCGCTGCAGGACGTCCAGCCAGTTGGTGCGCATGTTGTCGCACTCCGGCAACCGGACGCGTGCTTTCACGCCATCAGCACTGACGGCACTGACTGTGCCTGTCTGCAGGGTTACGCCTGTCATTTTTTCTTCTCCTTTATTACCGTGGATGTGCTGCCATCAGGCTTATAGACGGTGAGCGTCTGGGTCTTGCCGGTTTTATTACCTTTCTTCGCCTTACCCCGTGTCACCGGTCCCCGCGCCACGTCCAGCTCGGTCACGTAGCCGCTGCTGCGGTCGAGGGTATGGCGGGCAGTGGTTATCAGCCACGGCCCGGACAGCTGACCAAAGCCGGACAGCTCAATTTTGTTACCCGCTATCAGCTGGGACGCGCCCATCAGGGTCAGGGAGCCGCTCTGCTGATATTCATTGTGGCGGGCCAGCGCTGAATCGGCCTTGATGCGGGCACTGTCCGGGTCACTGACGCGGCTGTTGACCTGAAGCCGGTCGGCGCTGGTGACCTTGCCGCCTTTGGTTTGCTTGCTGCTCTCACTGGTCCCGCCATCAGCCTCATACACAATCAGCTTTTTCGTGCTGCTCTTCTGGTGCTTGACCCTGGCGGATTTGTAGACCCGATTGATGGTATCGCGCAGCGAGTAACGGGCCACGTCCTGCGACTTCAACTGGCGCACCGGTTCCTGACTACGAAGAGAGGCCAGATGAGAAAATATCAGCTGGTCGCTGACAATCTTCACCGCATAGCCATACTCGCTGGCCAGCCGGTGCAAAAAGGCCACGTCGGTCTCGGCGTACTGCGTCACCCTGTCAATTTTGATGACCTCGATGCTGCCCACCAGTTTCAGTTGGTGCTTTTTGGCAATACGTCCGGCGATGGCCGCCAGCGTGGTGCTCTCAAAACCACGGCTTGATTTAGTCCGTAACGCGCTGTTGACCGAGGTAGCTACACCCCGGATAGATACCACGGACGCGGGCGAACTGACCTCTATCTCGTCGATGGAGAAGGTACCGCAGGACAACAACTTCTCGCCCTGGTAGCCCACCTTCAGGGTCAGCGTGTCGCCTTTGCCCGGATACCACGCATCCAGCCAGCGGCCATCGGTATCATCCAGTTCCACCTCGATGGTGTCAGACTCATTCTTGATGTTATCGCTGTACGTGATGCGGGTGACGTAAGGGGTAATATCACTGGTGATATTCTTTTTCAGATACCACAGAGTGAATACCGGCGACAGCACGTCGCTGACGCCGGTCAGGACAGACGATGCCTGGGTACTGCTTACCTCAGCCATGGCGGAGTATCCTCTTCTGTCGTGGCCTCTTCAGCCTCAATCACCGGGATAAGTAACAGCAGCCCGGAGGGAAGCACCGGCGTGATGGCCACGTGCGGGTTAGCGGCAATAATCCGGGGGTAGCCCATCGGGTCGCCGTAGTACTGCCATGCCAGCGCGTCCCAGCGCTCCCCGTCACGGGTGACATGCTCAAGAAACATCAGACGCTCCTCACCAGTATTTTTGCTGCCATAGTGCTTAACCCCGGAGACATTCGGGTAAAGGTGGTGCTGGCGGAGTTCAGCTGGCCGGAAACCGTATCCAGCGCCGCCGCAATATTACTGCCGTCGACGCCGCTCAGTGCGGACTGCGCCTGCTGAACATACGAGGCGGCTTCACTGGTGGCCCGAGCCAGACTGACGGCTTCCGGCATGGACTCGGCCAGCGCATTAAATGCCGGGATGCTGTTCCCCAGCGACCCGGAGATATTCCCCAGCCCGCTCATCAGCCCCGGTACGCGGGTCAGCGCTACGATGGGGTTGTCCTTCATTTTCTCGGCAATCCGCACCGCGCTCATGGTGGTCTGGAGCGCCGACTGTGCCTGCTTTGCATAGTTGACGCCGTCCCGGACGTACTGCGCCACGCCTGAAGGCGACGGAACCGCAGAGGACACCGCGCCGGTGCCCGGTACCTGTGTACGGATAGCGGGCGGCTTCAGGGGGTTTTTAGGGTCCCCGATGTACTCCCGAAGCGATGCGGTGGCGTTGACCGCCAGCACGTTGCCGGTGCTGTCAGTTTGTTCGCTGGTCGCGATCACATCGGTAATCACAAACCAGCCGCGATAGTCACCGTTGCCAAAGACCAGCGCCAGCGCCTGATGGGCCTTCATCGCCGTTCTCAGGCGGGCCAGCTCGACGTCGGGCACGCAATAGTGCTGGTGAAAGACCAGGCTTATCTGGATTTCGTCCAGCTTGTCGCCGATGAACTGCAGGCCGGGCTTCCCTTCGATGCGGGCATGCTCAGCGTAATCGACGCCGAACGTCGCCTCGAAGCCGTCCCAGTAAGTAATCAGCTCGAACTCAATATCGCCCAGAACCGCAAACATCAGCTGTACCTCCGGCGCTGTTGCTGGGCCAGCAGGCGCTCCAGCATTTTCTCCAGTTCGTGCACGCTCATATTCAGCGCCCCGGTCAGCCCGGCAGGCGTCGCGGTCTCTTTACCGTTAAGGTAGAACTGGGGATTAAAAGCCACATGAATGCCGCCAGCCGCTCCGCCACCGGCTGCAGCACCGGCTCCCCGTCCGCCATACCCTGCGGCCATAATCTCAGGCGAAGGAAGGCGAGGTACATCCGGGGTCATCTCTTCGGCCAGCCGCTGTCCGGCCAGTGCTGCAAGCGGGGTTGTTCGCTGCAGGCCAATGGCGGCACCCTGTGCGATGTTATCCCCAAAGCCCATAAACACCCGGCTGGGTGAATGGATGCCCAGCTTTTCTTTAAACCAGCCACCGACGCTGTCGCCCATGTCGGTGACGGTGGTTTTGAGCGACTCCCATTTATTTTTGATGCCGTTAATCAACCCGTCGATAAGGTTACTGCCGAAGTCGGTGAATTTTGCGGGCAGGTCAATACCCAGATATTTCAGTGCGGCGGCGAAGGCTTTGTACAGCAGGCCAACCGGTGACCAGTTCATCAACAGCCTGCCAATCCCCACGATACCGCCGTTAAACGCCGTTTTAATGTCGGCCCAGCGCTGTTTAAACCAGCCGCTGACCGCTCCCCAGTTGCGGTAAATAAGATAAGCCGCCACGGCAACAGCGGTGATGGCCAGACCGATAGGGTTCATCAGCAGCGCCCGTTCCATCCAGAGAACGGCCCGTCCGACGAGCATGATGCCGCGAACAAGGCTTCCAGCCAGTACGCGCCCCAGCGTTCCGGCTCCTTTAGCGACCGAACTGAAGCCGGTCACCAGCCAGCGGAGCTTACCGCCTTCCCCCAGCGCCAGCGTCAGGCGTAACCAGTTGGCACGCAGCAAAATGGCATTTTTCCAGACGTTCACAAAGGGAGATATCAACAGGTTCAGCCCCAGCTTGAGACCGATGGTGGCCATCTTAAACGCGAGCAATGCACCGATCACTTTGATGGTACCGCTAACCAGTTGTGGGTTAGCAGCGATCCACTTGCCGACGCTGTCCATTAATGGGATGAACGTTTCACCCAACTGAATCAATGCCGGACGCAGTGACTCACCAATACTGATGGCCGCCTCGTTAAAACCTACCTGTGTTCTACGCCAACGAGCTTCAAGTGTGTCGTTTTGCTTCGTAAAATCAGTACTCAACGTATTTTGAGCTGAGGGGCTTTTCATTTCCTGCTTATTGGAGAGGTACTTGTCCCAACCTTGGCGCATTGACAAAAGGTGATTTACTGTCTGAATGTCTGTGAACACCTCTGCAAGCCCGAAAGACTCCATCAGCTTTTGCTGACCTTCCTGATCGCCTGAGTCTTTTGCACTATTCCATTGTTGTAAAAATGCCTTGCCCTTACCATCGATAAAGCGGTTAGCAATCATTAAAGATGCTTCATATTGGGAGAATCCCTGAGCAACGTAAGATTGCATCGACTTCTGATAATCAACCCCAGCCTTCCCATATTTCTGAATGGTGTCACCACGCCCCATAGCGGCCAGCCAGTTGGACATATTAGTAACGGCTTCTTCAGAAGAGCCGCTACCTTTTCCCACCTCAAGGCTGGAGACAATCTGCATAATCGCTTCTTTTCCAGTGATTCCACGGGCTGCAAAAGCTTTTGTCATCCCCGGTAGAGCTTTTGCCATGTCTTTCAGTTCAAACGAGCCGAGCTTCGCACCTGTCGCTGCCATCCCAAATGCCTGTTCCAACTCTTTCGCATCGGTAATTTTGAGAGCATCGCTGAAGGCATAGGTCATTTTTGCCAGGTCAGTCATATCTGCTTTCGTGGCGGTGGCTGCTTTGCCCAGCATCCCGGCAAATGTTGCCGCCTGTTCCGGGGCCATACCATCAGCAACCAGTTGGCCGACACCGCCCATCAGGGACTCCTGTAGCTGGTTAACTTTCAGCGAAGCCTGCCTGATAGCCAGACCGATTGCCTGCTCCTGCTTCGCATCCAGATCGCCGGTCACACTGATATCGCGCAGTTGAGACTCAAACGAGGCATATTGTTTGACGGATGCCATGACGGGAGCGCTTAGAGTTCGACCGATAGCGTAGGTTTCTGCACCCTGACCATAGAGCGCCATCCGGTTGGTTTTTAGGGCATCACTGGTAGCAGAAGCCGCAGACAGACGGCGTTGCTGGCGCTCAACTTGCTCCATCGTTCGGCTGACACGCAGCAGGTCAGTGTTGAGGCGCTGCATCCGTGTAGAACCCAACTGACCATAACGCTCTGTTGCACGGGTTAAGGCGTTCTGCCGCTCCTGCAGACGGCGGGAGGTGTCATTCAGGGAATCAAGCGCACGGCGGGTACCGCTCATCGCAGAACGGAAAGTGCTGCCAATCATCCCGCCGATAACAACGCCGACTGAAAACTGACCCGACATAGTGGTTAACCTCCGGGGAAGGTGAAAATATGTGAGGGGATAACGCAGAACAGCCGCTACTGGCGGCTGCTCATACTACGATTTGTCGCCGTACTCGCTGGCGATCTGTTCTTCAGCCTGTTCCAGCCACATTTCCAGATCGTCAATATCGAGAGCGTCAATCTCCCCCGGCTGGAACCGGAACCACCTCGCCAGCAGCCCCTGCGCCTTTGTCATCGTCTCCGGGCTTCTTGCCCACCCCTGTGATTTTCTGAAATCGGTTCTGCAACTCCAGATAATCAGCAAGGTCCATATTGTCCAGGTCTTCTGCTGGGAAACCGGTGCTACGGGCTATCAGGGATTCATCCCAGTCAGCCGGGTCTTTAGAGGTTTTTCGAACCAGCTTCAGGTCCTTAACGGTCAGACGCTTGAGCTCAATGCGCTCAATGCGCGTCCCGCCAGCGGTCGTGAATGGATGGGCCGGAATGAATACTTCGGGTTGTACCTGTGACATGTTCATGCTCCTGTGTGGTTTCAGAGCAGTATGTCCAGTTGAGGAGAAAGCGGATATTAAAGGGGGTTAAGAAGAAAGGGAGCCTTACGGCCCCCTGAAATATGATTACCCGCCAATATTGATGCGGTAATCGGTCAACTGGTCAATACCGCCGACACGGAAGATGTTGGCCAGATAATCCAGCTCCAGCAACTCTTCGCCATCCATCACCTGTTTGATGTACGTGCAGGTAAAGGCGCTGGAGAACTCCGCATTCTCATGCTGTTTGAAGGTACCCAGCGGGTTCTTCTTGAACATGATGGTCAGGAACGTCACCAGCGGCACTTCATCAATCAGGCCCTGAGAGCTGTAGCGCTGGACGCTGGAACGGCACTGCAGCGCCAGTGACTTATACGGGTTCGCGGCAGACAGCATCGCGTCGCGGTAGAAGCTGTTCCACTTAATCTCTCCCTCCATCTTATCGAAGCCTGCCGGGAGTTCCACCTTGCCCACCATACCCAGCGCTTTATGCTCCTGCATGGTCATGGATACGTCGGGAAGTTTGACCTCCTCGGCCCGACCCAGCAGGTTAGCGCCATCCAGATAGATGTTGGCATTGGTGATGCGGTTAATCTCAATCTTTGCCATCAGCTATTCCCCTTCAGGGTTAACAGGTATTCCGAGGTGATCTCGGTCTCAAACGTCAGTCGCTCCAGCGGCGGCGGTGGCGTGTATTTGTAGCTCAGTAGCAGGTGACCGGCGGCAAGCTCGGTCTCTTCGTTACGGGCCGGATCAAACCAGCATCTGAAGCCCAGCAGCGCACCATCGCCAATCATCTTGCGACCGTAAGCGTTGACCGACTCCGTCAGCGCATCAATCAGCGCCTGGGTGATGGGCATATCAATGTACTGCTGGCTGAAGTAGCGCAGCGATTCGTTGATCACATCACCGGTGCGCCTGACGTTCTCAAAGTTGCGCATGTGCGTGACCGTTGGCCATGCTGCCGTCCGGTTGCCCCACAGGCGCAGACCGCTGCCGTAGCTGCTGAAGACCGTCGTAATGCCCTGTTCGTTGAGCAGGTTCACCTCGCTCTGCGGGTCGTCAATCATCGCCGACAGCTGACGCTCCACGCCGGTGATCCCCAGAATTTCCTGGTTGGATGACGACCACCAGTAGCCTTTGTCCAGGTCGACTTTGGCACGCAAACCCGCAGCACGCTGGCTCAGTGGCTCCAGTCGTTCGCTATTGGTGGCCGCGTCGTAAACCTTGACGTGCGGGTAGCACAGACGGACGCGGTCGGAGCTGGTGTTGAAGTTAATGGTGCCTTCCGGACCTCGCCCAGCCAGCGCCTGCGCAAAGGTGGTGCCAATCGGCGCGTCGATGTAGGCCACCGCACCCAGCTTCTCAGCCATGGCGATAAGCTCCACCGAGACGCTCTTCTGGGTACAGAATACCGGGGCAATCAGAATTTTGGCGAAGTAGCCGAACAGGTTGAAACTGTCATTCAGCAGCTTCATGCCGGTACGGTTGCCCGCCGCATTGACAGCACCGACGATATCCGCTGCCGTGACCTTCGTCGGGTCGGCGTAGTTGTAGCTGGCTTTAGCTTTGGCACCCGGTGCGATGCTTTTCCCGAGGTTCGTCAGCACGCCGGTCTGCGCATCAAGCACATAGTCCTCACCTTCAGCGTAAGGTTGACCATCGCCTTCGGGTTTCAGAACCAGCTGTGCGACGACAGGGTTTGCAAGCGCAGCTTTGCCAGTGGCTTTGTCGAACGTCACCACTTCATCAGCCACGGCAGTTTTATGGGTGGCTGGGTCAAGGACGTTAATCACCAGTACCGTGCCCGCGCCGTGGTCGTAGACAGCGTCCAGCGCCTGCGGGATGGTGAAGCCGCTAAGCTGGCTGCCAAACGCGGCGGCATCTTTTTCGGACAGGCACTGTACCAGGGTGTTGATGCTGCCCATGGGGGCAGTGCCAATCAGCCCGATAACGGCAGATTTTACCGTTTTGACCGGGCGGGCACCGTTCTCCACCTCGATGGTTTCAACGCCGTGCAGATAGTTAGCTGACATGGGTGTCCTCCGCCTTCGCGTCAGTGTCGTTACCGCTACGACGTTTTACCGGGGTAGTCTCCGGTGGGCTGGCGGGCGGCGTATTTTCGGCTTCTGGTGACAGATGCTTCAGCGCCACCAGTACCTTCACATAGTCATGCTCCTCCGGGAGGGATACCGTCTTCCCCGGCCAGAGCAGGATTTCGGTTCCGTCCGACAGCGTGACGCCGCTGGCCGGGCCGGAATAACGATAATTTTTCGTCGCTTGTGCTTTCATCACTCGCGCTCCTCATAGTTCACTTCGGTTAACAGCGGGCCGGACGGTAAGTCACTGTCCTCGATAAAGACGCTCTCCGTCGCAAAGTCGAGCGCGTACTGCCACAGCCCCTTAACTTCACCGACAAAGACTTCACGGGTCAGCCAGATACGACGACGGCAGTTCGGCGGGGTGTAACCGCCGAGGATGCGGCGAACCACGTCAAGCACATCCACCGCACCCTGTTTACCGTTGAGCTGGCGAAAGACCACTGTGACGCAGAGCAGGATAGTCTGGGGCTGGATCACCGTGCCGATATCGTTGGGTTTGTCGAAGCGAGACCCGGCATAACTCACCAGCAGCGCGCCTTTCGGATGGTTCAGACGGTATTCCGTCGGTTTCTCCGGGAAATACTCGACAGCCAGTGTCGGGAGTTTTTCTTTAAGGCGGGCCACCACCGCATCAATAACGGGCAGAACGTTCATCAGTATTTCTCCAGTAAGCCATCGCGCCCACCAAAGGTCGGGCGGCGTGCCCGTGCCCGGATTTCTCCGGACTCCGGTACATCCTTCTGGGTGGACGGTAGCCCCAGCGTGAGTTTTTGGTCACGGATGGCTTCCAGCTGGCGACAGGCTGCTTTGTTATCATCCTTGACAGTATCCGGGATAGCGCCTTCCGGACGGCGGGCATACAGACGATAACGGGTCAGCGTGACAGCAATATCCCGCAGAACGGTCGGCACCTCCGCCAGCGGCAGGGTATAGCGCCCACGCAGGTGGGCATCTATCAGTTCACCGGCGTAGCGGATACAGCTTTCCACCACGGTCACGTTGACCGGAGGTTGCTCATCAAAACCCACCGTCTCATTGGTCAGCTCGATGAGCGTGCGCTCCGGCATCTGCTCCAGCAAATCGGAAGGCGTGCAATACATGTCACACCCCGCGCAGAATACGGATGGCGTCACCGGCAGCCAGTGCTTCGTCCAGCGCAATCCCGGCAGAAATGCCTGCCGGGTTTTCACCGGCTGCTGGAACCTGAGGAACGGCGCAGGCGTTCGCATTCGACTGGACGATTTGCCCTTTGGTCACTGCCGCACCAGCCTCCACGACAATGATGCCGAGAACATTCACCGGCACAATATCACCGGCGGCGGCATCGACTTCCGCTACGCCGAGCGCGACAGCACCAGCCTTACAGGGGGCATTATCGGCCCCGACAAAGCGCTGTTGCGTCAGGGCGGCAAACGCCGTCACCGATGTGGTCAGAATGACCTGTTGAGTTGCACCCATGATCCTCTCCTTATTTCACGATGTTGCTGATGAGATACCCGGCATCGCCACCGACCACGGCAACTTTGTAGATATCGGTATAACGGCAGTAATTCACCTTGCCGCCTGCGCCGTCGTACTTATCGGCAACTGGCATGCCTTTACGGCGCAGGGTGTAACCGAACGACGGTTCGTTCTCATCTGCACTGGTGGTTCCTGGCTGGGGCTTACCGACGTAATGCAGCATCAGGTTGTCGGCCCAGATATCGGACGGCGTTTTGTCCTTATCCTGCGCATCTTTCATGGAAGCCATGGATACCGGTTCGCCGACCACCACGTCTTCCACCTGGAAAAGGTCTTTCAGAATTTCCAGGGTGATCCGCTTACGTTCGTTAGCGCCAATCGCCGCCTGAATCGCCGGGTGGAACTTCAGCAGCGCCATGACGCTGGCTCCCATAGTCATCAGGTTCGGACGCAGGCCGGTTTTGTTACGTACCGCTTCGATACCGGCTTCAATGACCCCAATCGGATCACCTTTACCGCCACCCCAACGCTCTGCTGCGGCCAGGGCCTTGACGCTCTCCTGTACATAGACTTTCGGATCCTGAGCCAGGCGGGCGGCATACAACTCGCGCTTCAGGTTGACGCCATTCGTTACGCGGCGAATGGCCTTGGATTCTTCGTTGAACATTGACTCGGCTTTTTCGCGATAGTCCACCGGTGCGGCCAGATCGTGTTCATTCAGTACCAGATCAAGGCTCCCGGTTTTCTCACGCACCAGAACGTTACTGTCTGCCCCCACGGCGCGTTGGGTTTCGAACTCAACGAATGCCGTTTTGCCGAAAGTAGGTACTGTCACACCTTCTTTATCGGTCTCAACAATCGGGAAGATGCGCTCGCCGATGAAGGCCGCATTTTTATAACCGCGTGCGATGCTGGTCAGCACCGGATCAACGACGCGCTTACCCTTTAAATAATCAGACATGTTCTCTCCTTAATTACAGGCAGCGGGAGACAGCAGCGTCGTAGCTGATGCCTTCTTTTTTCGACAGGTCCAGCGCTTTCTGATGCAGCGCCAGACGGTCCGGGTCGGATTCAGCAAACTCCGCTGAAGTCGTTTTGATATCCGTGTCCACGCGGTCTTTGGTGGCGTGCTCACCGAAATTCAGTACCGGCTCAGTGCCGTCCAGCAACGTCTTAAACGCCGTAGCCAGCGGGGTGCGGGTGTCGCCTTCGGCAAACTCAACCGGCTTGTCACCACCGGCTACCGCATCAAGAATGGCCACCACAACCGGCTTTGCTGCCGGGGTCAGACGGCCAGCTCCGACCAGCTTCTCGGCAAAGGAAACGTTGTCCGCATGGAGCTTATCCAGCTTGTTCTTCGCTTCCAGCTCTGCACGCTGGGTCGCTTCCGCTTTCAGACGGGTGTTTTCCGCCTGCAGCGCTTTGATTTCGTCTTCGGTCATTGCGTTACTCTCTGTTTGAGGGGATGGATTACGTTCACTGAAATCGGAGGTTTTGACTGGTTCATCGCGATAAGCCTCATCACGCAGGGAGTCCAGCTGCCACGACGGGATGATTTTGTCGGTCTCATCAATTCCGAATTGGGCAATCAGGAAATCACGCAGACGGCTCCACAACGAGGCGTTGGTGATATCGCTCCAGTCGGCAAACTCGACGACGCCTTCTTCTTTCTCACCAAACGACACCTGCTTCAGTCCCTTAATGGAAGGCGGTTGTGCGCCCAGAAAACCGACATGGCGCAGGTAAAGCACGCCCGGCTTCGGGTTGTTCGGTGAGTCAGGGAGATAAAACGAGGCAGACACCTTCTTGAAGCGCCCGTCGCCGACCATTTCGGCAAACTGTGGGTCGACCTGACCTGGCTCGGCATTCAGATCGGAACCATTAAGCGACAGGGATTTCACCCAGCCCCATGCCGGGTCTTCGGTTTTCGGATGACCAATGACGAGGGGGGCTTCGTGAACGGATGGATCGTAGGCTTTGACACAGGCGGCGAGGTCGCTCTGCGTGAACGGCAGTTTCGTGCCGTGCATATCGGTATGGGTACCGGCTTTAAAAATATGAATGGCTGACATTTTGCTGTCCCGCGTTACGTTGTCGGGGACAGTCTGCGGAAAAGCACGCAATGGCGCTTTTAATCTGCTTTAGAAAATAACGGAGAAGAGAAACGCAGTTGAAGGGAAACAGAGACGATTAAAGCGGTAAACGAGGGGGCTGTAAACCTTTATAAAGGCTCCGGAGCGGGTAACGCGGTAAATCACCCGCCCCGGAGGGTAAAATTCAACGGTGGGCCGCTGATTCAAGATGCCGGACAATCGTATCCAGAACCGAGGTTTCAGTCTCCGGCTGCAGCTCACCGTCGCCGGTCAGCGGCAGATAAGGGCGGGCTTCCAGCTCCACGGAATGATTGCGCCCGGCCTCACCACCGAACTGGTGAATCGGGCCATACACCTTGTTGGTGCCGACCATCGCGCGGCTGGCATCATAGTCGGTGGAGATACTCCCTTTCAGGCCACCGGCATTCCCCTTGTCCTGCAGCGTCATGCCGTCCCGTTCCTGTGCGGCCAGCGAAGGTGTCCAGGCCGGGCGACCTTCATCTTCGAAGTTCAGCAGCGTTTCCGTCAGCAGGGTCCCGGCGATTTTACGCATCGCGGGCGTGAGGTCTGTCGCTGCCAGTTCCAGCGCACTGAGGCTCTGGCGCAGGGATTTATCGTTAATGGTGATAGTGACCAGATTATCTGAAGCCATCGTTATCCTCTCAGTTCCTGCTGCGCCAGTGAGTGAAGCGTGCCCTGATAGCGGGCAAGGTCAGGACGGTACGCCGCACCCGGCGCGTATGACCAGCCGACGTCGGTGGCCACTTTTGTGGTGCCGGTGTTGAAGGTGGCGACATTCTGCATCTCGCCTGTCTTCTCCGATACCAGCTTCAGCTCCCACCCCATGGCGGAGCCAGAGTTCGACACCTTCAGGCCACGGGCGCGAACTTCGGCGGCGCTCAGGGCAATCACCCCGCAGCGGCAGCGCCAGCCGTTCGGCGGATAGAATGCCTGCCAGAACGGGTCGTCATAAGGCAGCACCAGACCGTGCAGGACCAGATGGCTTTTGCGGGTGTGGCTGTCGTTGATACCGGTGTACATCCAGTACGGCCTGTCGTCGACGTTCTCCATCTGCTCGGCCCAGCGTCCGGCGCTGTAGAGCACCGACATATTGGTACGAAAGATGGTATCGAGCCGCCACGGGCTGCCCTGCTGGATGGTAACCGGCTCACCGGTGACCGGGTCGGTGGTATCGCGTGGCCCCCACCAGCCTTTGCGCTGCAGCTCCGGCTCCAGTTGCTGGCGGAACCAGCGGTCAGTCTTCCCCTCATCCAGCGCCTGCTGCAGGCGGCTTCGGATATCTTCCAGAATATCCAGCCGGGTCACTTTGGCGACGGTAAAGGCGCGGGCATGGGCCTCCTGCCACATATCTTCCCAGTCCCACGTGATTTTATATCCTTTGGACTTCAGGTAACTGACAGCCCGCTTAGGCGGCAGCGTCATGCAGTAGGCCAGCTCAGCCGTGGTTACGCTCATGCAGACGCCCCCAGATGCCAGCAACAAACATGATGCGGGCCAGCCGTTCCTGCAGGTCATCCGCATTCATCTGCGGGTACAGTTCGGCCAGCTCGCCCAGCAGCTCAGACGGGTTTACACCATCCTTCACCTGCTTAAAGAGTGGTTCCAGCACCGGCGTAAGCACACCGTTTAACGAGCCACCGTTCATCAGAATGTCCAGCGCGTCATCAAGGTCCTGCTGGGCCTGAATGTCGGCATCAATTGCCTCGGAGAACGACAGCGGCAGAGTGCTTTTCTGGCGCTCAGACGGGGGTGTCTCATCAATATCGCCGTCCTGCAGCTGGTACTCACGCTTGAAGTATTGCGGGGTGAAGACCACACCGGCGCGGCTGAGTTTCTCGTCGCGGGTTGCCTGGGTATCGTCGACCGTACCCTGTTCCCACATCTTCCAGACGGGGCAGGCCACGTCGCCAAAGTTCATCGAGACCGCCATCCTGATGGCCTGATTCACCGCGCTTTCCACGATATCGGCGTCGGCGTCCCGGATATCATCGGTAACCTCCAGTCCGGCTGTGGCTGATGCCTTATTCGCTGTCGCCTCAGTGGTCTGGTTCTGTCCCAACAGGGCGATAGAGATTTCACTGCGGGCGAGCGTTATCAGGTTCTGATAAATATCGCTGCTGTCGGCCTTGCCTGCAGCCTCTTTGATCTCAATAGACGAATCATCAGGAATAGCGGCCACCGCGTCTTCGATCATAGACTCCATGGAGTCCAGCAGCAGGTCAATCTCACCCTGCGCCGTCCCGCGCGGATGTTTGCCGATGACCCACGGTGAACCGTATTTCTCGGCAAAGCGTACCCAGAACTTCATACCGCCTTTTTTGAAGGTGACCGGCCAGAAGCACATGGACAGGTCCGGGAAGCCATACGGGTTGTCATAGGTGGCATCCTGTCGCGGCACCACAAACTTATTCAGCGGTACCGCTTCGCCCTCCAGCCCGGCGTCTTTAGCCCGAAAGCGCAGCAGGTTGTCGCTGTCGAACTGGAACCACTCCGGGGGCTTGCCCACGATATCGTCGAGGGTCCAGGACTTCACTGAACGGCCCCACATGAGTTCACAGGGCTGATACCCGTAGAGCACGGCGTCGGTCATCTCGCCAATGATGCGGGAAATATCAAGGTCATCCAGCATATCCCGGATAAAGCTGAACACCCGCACCGGGGCGTGGCCACACTCCAGACCACGCTCCAGTGATTTGACTGCCGCCTTGCGTCTGCGAATACAGCCGCCGACCAGCGGGTCGGTACGCAGTTCGCGGTAGATGCGGATATCCCGCCCCTGAGACTTAAGGATAGGGTCCGGGTTGGGCAGGTACATCCCCAGCCCAAAGAAGTCAATGGAGCGGCTGCGCGAGGCAATCTGCTCAGTCAGCGTTTTATCGGGTTCGGCAAAAGAGACAAACTCAGTCGGGGAAACCCAGAGTCCACGGGCCATCAGTAATCCTCCAGCATCCGGGCAGCCTGACGACGACGGCGTGAGCTTGCCTTCACCGGCCCTTTGTTAATTTCACGGCTGGCAAAGTACGCCAGTGCCAGCGAGACAGCCGAGTCCCCGTGGCGCTTGCCACTGTCGGCTTTTGCCTTTGACCGCTGTTCAGGCACGCGGGGAACGCCATTCACGACCTGCACAGCCCGCAGGTCGTCCAGCGTGTCCTCATCCTTCGGTAAATCCACAAGGTTGCCGTCCTCCAGTGCCGCCTTGACCGGCGGCATATGCTCCCGGTACCAGCCCTCGGTGGGCATGACTTGTTTTACCCGGCTGGAGCCATAGCGCTGCATGGCATATTCCGCCAGATAGGAGCCGTTACCACGGGCATCCAGCGCCGCCCCCATCAGGTTGGGCAAACCGTCCATCAGATACCAGGTGATTTGCTCCTGCTGTTTAAACGGCACGTTACGCAGCTCCATCACGAACGGTACGCGGCGTACCAGATTCTTCTGCTGCAACAGGGGATAGTCCACCGACAGGTCGCCACTACGGCCAAAGTCGCGCCCTAAAAACGAGCGGGCATCGGCAGGGAGAGCCTCCAGCAGCGGCTTCAGGTTCTGCTCCAGCCAGTCCTGCGTCTCACTCCACCGCACCTCGTCGGACAGCAGTTCATAGCCCTCCGGGCAGGTCATACGCAGCACCGGCGTGTCAGCCGACATGCGGGACTCAATCAGGGCGCGGGAGAGCCAGGCTCCGCCACCGTTGGCGGGAACACAGTCAAGCTCCTCAGAAGCACCGGTCCCGTAAAATTTGTACACCGACGCCATCCAGGCATCTTCCGCCTCCTGTGACCATACCTTACCGGTACGCAGGCAGACACGGCGGAACAGCCCCTCCGTGACGGCCTCTTTGAACGGGATGCGCTGCACGCTGCCGCCCTGACGCCCGGCCCGGATATCGCCGATAAGCGTATTGAACGGGTTATCATCGCCGTCATGGGTGGAGATAACGCGCACCTTGCCGCCCCAGATAAGCATCGCCAGCGCCGCTTTCAGCAGTTCGTCCAGCTGCTCGTGGAACGCAGCCTCGTCGATAACGATGATGCCCTGACGACCACGCAGGTTAGACGGACGACTGGAGAGCGCGACAACGCGAAAGCCGGAGTCGGGAAACTTGATGGTGTAGGTCTTGATGTGCTTGTCGTCTTCGTCCTCTTCCCAGAAACCTTCCTCAATTTCGCTGGCGGCATAGTTGAACATACGCGCCCACATCGCACATGCCTGGATGTACTCGACGGTCATGTCCTGGTTGTAGGCGATGTAATAGACGTTCATGCCACCGGCTGTCACCGCTGATGCTGCCGTCAGGACATTATCGGACGCCTCGGCCCAGGTGATACCGGTTCGGCGGCTCTTCTCGATAATCTTGAGTGGAGAGGTATCAGCCACCCACCGCTGTTGATAGGGCATCAGTACGACGGGAACGTCGGAGGCTGAGGTGTCGGGTACCACTGGCGGTAATGGATTCACGATGCGATCCCCAAAATTTCGCGGCGTATTGCCTGAGCCGCCTCATGTGACAGACCGCCCTTACGGGCAATTTTCTCGGCATTGCTGGCCGCCTGCTGCGCTCTGGCGCGGACTTCGGTCTGGAACTTCTTCAGGTTGACCGAAGCGCGGGACAGCGTGGCCACGTTCTTTGCGACCTTGGACAGCAGCGCCACGCGCTCTTTGGGGGCGATTTCTTCTTCGTCCTCCTGCAGCAGGACAATGCTTTCGAACAGCTCGGTCTGAATCAGGGCAATCACCGCCTCAGAACGCGCATCCTGATCGTCAGCGGCTCCTTCGGTCAGCATCCGGGCCGCTTCGGTTGCCGCACGGATGGCACCATAGCGGCGCTCAATCTTTTGCCCATAGCGATGGATAGCGGATTTGCTGATGACGTATCCCCGATCGCGCAGCAGGGTCTCCAGTTCGGTATACCCGCTGAAGCCAGACTCGTTCAGCGCCCGCTCAAGCCAGCGGCGCACATCCTCCGGCAACTTGTCTATTGTGCTGCGTCTGGCCATCATTCACTCCAGTACTTTTCCGGACGGGCGATGCCGGGACCGCATTCCACGGTATATTCCACGATATCAACGCCGAGGCGGGTCAGGTCGGCAAACCAGTCACCGGAGGGCTTTTTCTCCAGATCCACCATTTTACGGTCGGACAGATAGTCCAGCTCACGACGCAGCTCAAGTGAGGTGGTGTCGGGGTAAATCGCGCGGGCCACGTCCAGCAGCAGCGTTTCGCTGGCGGTGTACGGGCGGGTTTTATTCAGCGCAACCAGCAGACTCCAGCGCAGGGATTCCCGGCGCACGCGGGCGATATCAACCATGTTTACCTCCGGTTATACGGTACTGTTGTACCACTTCCAGTTTGTTGTAAAGCGCGTCCAGCTTGGCCTCAATGACCGTCTGACCACGGATATAGTCCTCACGACGGACATACTGAACGGGTAATTCAGCCTGAAATCGCAGGAATTCTTTTTCCAGCTCACTCCAGCTGGAGGTGGAGTTCTGCAGTGCCTGCTCCAGAGAAGTAAACCGCGCCGCCTGACGCTCTTCTGCTTTAGTGAAAAGCCATTTAGCCATCCCGCCCACAAAGCTCATGAAGGTGATGAGGAAGCCCACCACCGTCCAGAATTCAACCTGCAGCGTCATTTCTGTAATCCTTCTCGTTCGTCCAGCAGGCCGTTTATCTGGCTTCGCCAGACCCGGCACTGTTTTGCGTTGTCGATAATGTTGGCGAGGACGTCGCGCTGACTGACGCCTGAGTCGCGTAGCCTGCCGTCAGAGGCTTCAGGTTGCCGGGGCGCTTCGCCAGCGCCGGTGCCAGCGGGGGCAACTGCGTCTGAATGACCGGCGTCAACGTATGCGTCGTCGTATCCGAGCGCGGCGTTGTACTGGCGCACGAAACCGCGAGTAAACACGCACTCAATGGGATGGCTCTTGCCTTTTTCATCAATCCAGCGTTGTGTGACATTGTTAATCTGCCCCTGTAGTTGTTGGTTCTGGCTCTCAAGCTGCTCGATTTGCGCAAGATAACTCCCTTCAGCCAGATACCCGCTGATAACCCGATCCTGATAGCGCTTCGCGGATTCCCGCAGCGCAGCGTTCTCAAGTGTCGTCTGTTCTGTTTTGTACGTATCAAACGCTGACTGCAGCCGACTGAGCGCCGCATCACCGTCACGTTTTGCGTCTTCAGCACCGTCGTGATAGCCCCAGCGGTTCAGCCCATAAAGCGCACCCACCAGGACAAGCGCCAGCACCATACCGCGCCAAGGTAGTCTTTTAACCAGGCTCCACACAGCTGCTGCCTCCCCATGTGAGATAACGCGGTGCCAGCTCCCGCAGGATGCGCTGGGGGTAATGGCGGTTTTCCCGCCAGTTTGCAGCGCTTCGTCCGGCATTCACCGTGGCGACATGACCGAACCAGCGAGCACTGTCCAGCCCCTTCTGCGATGCCAGCCGCTTGTCACGCTGCACCCAGCCTAAGCCTCCGTTGTAACCAGACAGCGTCATGGCCATACGTTCGCAGTCGTTGGTGGCACTGACGCGCTGCCACAACCAGCGGTCATAGCTGACCAGCGCCCGGATAGCCCAGGCCGGGTTAAACGGCTCACGACTGTTAAGCCCCGGCATCAACTGGCTTATCCAGTCGGCAGTGGCAGGCATAAACTGTGCCAGCCCCTCAGCGCCAACCGGCGATACGGCATCAGGTCGCCAGCCGCTTTCCTGATGCAGCTGCGCGGCAAAGTCGGCCACCGGAGCTGACAGCCCCCATTCAAGCCGGGCATTACGGATCACATCACTGCGATACTGCAGTGCAGCCTGCGGAGGCTGAGCTGCTCTGGCTTCGCTGAAGAAACCACCGCACCACAGCAACCACGCAAGCGCCAGATTCGCTACAAGCTGCCACCAGAAGCTGTATTTATCATTGCGCGGTTGACCATGCTTGATTGCGGTTACGCCCAGCCCGAAGGCTAACAGGATGATGAGAGTGATTTGAGGCCAGTTCATGGTCACAGCCCCATCGCCACGGCCAGACAGACTGCTGCAACAATCAGCGCACGGCGAATCAGTGCGGCAGAAAACACCATGTGGAGGCCGGTCTGGACGGGAAAACGACCGTCAGCCATCAGCTTTTCATCATGCTTCAGGTACTGGCCGGGTCGGGCTTTGGGGAAAAGCGAACGGTCAAGCCAGTAGCCAAGCACTGCTGCCAGCGTGATAAGCGATAACTTGTAGACGACCACCGGCAACTGCTGGGGCGAGACCAGACCGATGGTGCCGAGCAGCAGCACAGCAGTCAGCAGCCAACCGCTGAGACGGGGTGTTTTTACAGGGGGGATAAGTTTTTTGATGGTTTTCATGGTGCGTCTCCTTGTGTAGTGGAGACAGCATCACAAATGTCTATTAAAGGGGATTTTAAAGCACGTTATAAGTGCGGGTAAGATGTAACCGGTCAGAATGATAGTTGCATCATAAATAACGACAGGTTCGTACCCGCATCAGGCATTACTCATATCTTTAACTTTTCGTAGCTTGCTTGCCTGAAAATCCAGAACCGGAGACAACAGGCGCTGCCAGAATCCCACAACAACCATCTGGTCAGTGGGGTAGTCCATCGACAGGATCTGCTCGTTATAGCAGATGCTGTCCAGTACCCGGAGAACCGGTGGTTCATCTTTTTCAATAGATAAACGCTCAGCGGTAATAGCCTGCACGCTCTCTTTTGATACGTCAGCCACCAGTATCATTTTCTTCTCAAGCTCAAAGAATTTGCGGGCGAAATCAAAATGAGCACGGGCGCGTTGTGATGAACCAACGACCAGATTGATGGCAGAAAAGACGGTCACAATAGCGGCTGAAAGCACGGCTAAATTCGTATTAGCCTGAGATAGCACACCATAGATAGCCGTTGAGCCAAAAATCAGAGATAACACATTCGTGGTTTGGTCCAGCCGATCAAACCATGCCCTGCGACGATTATGGTAGCGAACGGACCGTCTTACATCGAATAACAGTCCCTCCCACTCATGAACCAGATTTGTCCCCACTGTTATCTCCTTTTCCTGGGCGTACCGGAGGTGAAAAAGTATTCGTCACAATAGTACCCCTGCGTTCGCCATAGTCCACAGAATCATTGTTGTAGTTTTTTTGGGATGGGCTACGTGGGCAAATGTCGGACTCGTGCTTCTGAGTACCAGGCTTGTTTAAATTATGTTTATCATTCATTCGTGACTTTCCTTTTCAGCGTAAATAACCAAACCAGTAAACTGCGTTAATAGCATGCAGACATCCCGAAACCTCATCCTGACAGTGAAAGAACGACCAGCCCGGTGTTGGAGCACCGGACTGGTCATCAACCCACAGAGCATGCTGTGAGCCAACCAGGGTTCAGTCAGTCTCGCGAGACCAGACTAGCCTGCCATATTTTCACTGATTGCAAAAGGCTTACGGATAATGAAAGAACAATCTTTGCCCATCGTCCCCTGGATTGGCGGTAAACGTCGTCTGGCCAAGCACATTCTGCCGCTGTTCCCGGCCCATACCTGCTACGTTGAGCCGTTCTGTGGGGCAGCGGCGCTCTATTTTCTCAAAGTGCCCAGCAAGACCGAAGTCATCAACGATATCAATGGCGAACTGGTGAACCTCTACCGGGTGGTAAAACATCACCTTGAAGAGTTTGTCCGCCAGTTCAAGTGGGCACTGGTCAGCCGTCAGATATACAAGTGGCTGCAGGATACGCCGGAAGAGACGCTCACCGATATTCAGCGGGCGGCCCGGTTTTACTACCTGCAGAAACAGGCGTTTGGCGGCAAGGTCGCCGATCACACTTTCGGAACTTCCACCACCAGTGCGCCGCGTTTCAACCTGCTGCGTATTGAAGAAGAACTGTCGATGGCGCACCTGTGCCTGTCTAGAACACTGATAGAACATCTGGACTGGCATCAGTGCATAGCGCGTTATGATCGCCCGCATACACTGTTCTACTGCGATCCGCCATACTGGGGCACTGAAGGTTATGGCGTGGATTTCGGGCTGGAACACTATGACCACATGGCGGAATTGGCGCGGAACATCAAAGGAAAGATGATTGTTTCAGTGAATGATATCCCGGAAATGCGACAGGCGTTCAACGACCTGAATATTCACACCGTCGATATCAGCTACAACCTGAAAGTCACGGGTAAGGCTACACAACGGAAAGAATTAGTGATTTGTAATTTTTAATTAAATAAAATTGTTAAAAGCCACCCTCGTTCGATTAAGTTAACAATAGGTAACATAATGAAATTAAAGACAGTTATACTTATCGCCTCTTTTGTAGTAACCGGAAATGCACTAGCTGATGATGTAATGAAGGGAGAGTTTCGTTCATTGCAGGAGTGTTTATCCGCAATCAAACTCAAAGGTGGTGAGCCTTTGAAAATTGTTCAGGACACTCCGGATAAGGTGACTGGAATGTTGCCAAACGATGAAGCTTTCGGCTGCGAGAAGAAAGAAACCGGGACTAAAGGAACATACTTCGAAGGTTGGTTCACGGTAAAAGAATAATATTCTCCACATGGCAAGGCGCTTTAGCCCTTGCCACATCACTTCTTTATGTATTTACTCCGATAAGCAGCCAGTTCAACAACATCCCCTTTACTGAATTACTTACGTGACACCTCATTTTACCCAGCAAATTTACTGGGCTTAGGTTGAGCGAGGACCTTGCCGACCTCAAGAATAGCCCTCCGCTGTTCGGGACTCATGTCGTCGAACGCGTCCATTAACTCTTTCTTTTCTGGCGACTCGTATGGAGCAACAACAGGTTGACTCCTCATTCCAGTAACTACATACAAAACATCCACACCGTTTTCGGATAGTGCAGATAACTGCACTGCAGTAGGGGATGTGCGATCCTTCTCCCAATCAATGAAAGTTCTCTTCGCTACACCTATAGCATCAGCCAGCCCTTGCTGCGTAAGGGCTAGTCGTTCTCTTTCTTCTTTAATACGTAACCCGATCATGTGAGTATTTCTGCACTCTCAAAGTTGACTGGTGAGGAAATCTGCACCATAATCTATCACACATAAGGCAAACATCATTGCATCAACGAAGGAGACAACGATGACTGCAGAACAAGTCAAATCACTCTTCCGCCAGCGCGGGGTAACTTTCACCCGATGGGCAGAAGAAAACGGCTACAACCGCAATGAGGTCTACCGTGTTCTTAACGGCTTCACCAAGGCCCGTTACGGTAAATCCCACGAAATTGCCGTAAAGCTGGGTCTGAAAACAGATTCAAATGCAGCATAACGTTTTAACCTGCGTAACAGATTATCACATATCGCAAAAAGGGGAATGTGACATGAGTAAGGCAAATATTTCCAGTTCTGGCTCTCGCATTCTGCGCGTCCTTAAGGCTCTGCGTGGTCACGCTCTGAACGGTGTTTCCAATGGTGAACTTGCATCGGCTTTAGGCGAGTCCCCGGCGAATATTAATCGGGCACTCAATACCCTTATCGAAGAGGGATTGGCCCTGAAACTGGACAACGGGCGTTTTGCCCCAGGAGTCCAGCTATTACAAATCGCCATGGCGCATAGTACCGAAATGGCACGGGCGCAGGATCGTATCAATGAAATTAACCAGCGTGTTATGGCTGGCAGTCGCTAAGGAGTTGAAATGGGACGTACAAAATTACAACCAGTTGAATTAGTGGAAGATGCCCCCCTGACCGATGGTCTCAGCGTCAATCTTAATGCCATGACCGAACACCGCCTCGAAATCATGCAACAGTTCGGTGATGGTCTGCCATATGAGCGTGAACGTATTGTCCATGAGACACGTTTTTACATGGCTCAGAGTGCTGAGGCCATGCTGGAGGCTGGTAAAAGGCTGGTGATTCTCAAGGAGAATGAACCTCACGGTGATTTTACAAATATCCTCGAAAATGATTTGGGGTTAGCGCCACAGGTAGCACGCCGCATGATGCAAGCAAGCGTGAAGTTTTTGGGTAATGGTGATGATCATCCAAAGCGCTCAGCGCTGAGCGTTTTAGGTAAGACCAAGCTGTATGAACTGATGGTTCTGGATGATGAAGAACTTGATGTATTAGCTGATGGTGGAACCGTTGCTGGGGCAACACTTGATGATATTGATCGCATGACAAGCCGCGAACTGAAGGCTGCGCTGCGCGAAGCCCGCGAAACCAACGCGGCACAGCAGCGTGTGCTTGCTGACAAGAACGAGAAAATTGACACGCTTTCCACAAAACTGGAAAAGAAATCCCGTATCCAGCCGCCTAAGCCTGACGAAGAAGTGAAGAAGCTGCGGGCGGAAGTGACAGCGTTAGCGGTTGAGGCGGAATCAGCCATCGCTGTCCGGCTGTCCAGCGCTTTTGAAACGTTATGCGCCTACAGCGCTGAAAATGCCATTGATACGCCCAGAGACTTTATGGCGGGTCTGGTCTGCGAACTGGAGAGTGCGGCCCGCAACCTTCGCTCCACCTTTGACCTGCCGGATGAGCCTACAGGTAACACTGCCCCTTCATGGCTGACTGACCCAACGCCACAGATTAACGGGCAGGAGGCATAACCGATGAGTGCCGCCCTGACTGAACGACTTGTTTATGTTGCCCGCGCGGCACGTGACGCGGGGCATGGTAAGCGCGGTGCAATTTACGAAGCTGCATGCGCCGAACTGGGCATGTCCCGCGCCACCCTGCTACGTAAGCTGAAGGAGGTATCAGTGACTGACAAACGCAAAAAACGCGCTGACGCCGGGCGCAGCGCCCTGAGCCGCGACGAAGCCGCGCTGATATCGGCCACGCTGCGCGAGGCCACCCGTAAGAACGGTAAGCGCCTGTATTCCATCGCGGATGCAGTTGAGACCCTGCGGTTAAACGGCTTTATCTTCGCAGGCAGAACAGACGAGACGACGGGCGAGTTTTTCCCGCTGTCCGAAGACACCATCAGCCGCGCCCTGCGTAACTATGGCCTGCACCCGGAACAACTGGACGCGCCAGCACCTTCTTCCGAGATGGCCAGTCTGCACCCCAACCACGTCTGGGAGATTGATGCCTCACTTTGTACGCTTTATTACCTGAGCAACGGCCATAAAGGGCTGCAGGTGATGGACAGCGCGAAGTTCTACAAGAACAAGCCTGCCAACCTTGCACGCATCGCCAGTGACCGCGTATGGAGTTATGAGATTACCGACCACACCAGCGGCTGGATTTACGTTGAGTACGTGATGGGCGCAGAGTCCGGTGAGAACCTCTGCTCCGTTCTTATCAATGCGATGCAGGAGCGCGGTGGCGCGGATGTGCTGCACGGCGTACCGAAAATACTCTACCTCGACCCCGGCTCTGCCAACACCGCCGGTATGACGAAAAACATGTGCCGCTCGCTGGGCGTTGACCTGATAGCACACAAGCCGCACAACGCCCGCGCCACCGGGCAGGTGGAAAAGGCGCGTGACATTATCGAGCGCAAGTTGGAGCCGGGTCTGAAATTCCAGCCGGTTCACAGCCTGGAAGAGTTGAATGCTCTGGCCGTGAAATGGCGCAGCCACTTTAATGCCACGGCAGTACACAGCCGCCACCGTAAAACCCGCACGGATATCTGGCTGAAAATCACCGCTGAACAGCTGAAGAAAGCGCCATCCGTTGAGGTCTGCCGCGAGCTGGCGGTGGCAGCACCCGAACTCCGTAAGGTGACGCCAAAACTGCGCGTTTCGTTCCGGGGCGTTGAGTATGACGTGTCGGCGGTACCGGGCGTACTGGTCGGTGAAAAGCTGATGATTACCCGTAACCCATGGCGCAGCGATGTGGCGCAGGTGGTACTGACCGGCGAAGACGGCCACGAAACCTTCCTGCTGATTGATGAGGTCAGAAAGAACGAGTTTGGCTTTGCCGAAAGCGCAGCGGTGTTTGGCGAAAGCTATAAAGCCCTGCCGGAGACCCCGGCGCAGACGGCAGCAAAAGAAATCGAAGAGCTGGTCACCGGCACTGGTAACGCCACCGACGCAGCTGCTGCGCGTAAGGCGAAGGCGTTGCCGTTCGGCGGGAAGCTTGACCCGTATAAACATATCGACGACACCATGCTTCCTGCCTATATGCCTAAGCGCGGTCAGGCTTCAGACGTGCGCGGCCCGCGTATCGAACAGTGCCCGCTGACCCATGTGGAGGCGGCGAAAGCCCTGCGCGAGAAGTTCTCGGCCATCGGTCAGATGTGGACTCCGGAGCATTACCGTCAGTTAGCGGCACAGTACCCGGATGGTGTACCGGAAGCAGCGCTGGATGAGGTGATGGCCACGCTGACCACCCCAGCCCGCAACAGCGTTATCAGCATCGTTAACGGCAACTGAGGAGGACAACATGCTGGTACTGAAACAACAACTTAAAGAGGCCCGTATCCCGCAGGCTGTGGTGGCAAGAGCCGTCGCCGTCTCCGAGGCCACGCTGGCCCAGATTGTGAACCATAACGAGTGGCCCCGCACCAGCCCGGAGGAAGTGCGCCAGCGTCTGGCGTCTTATCTGGAAAGTCAGGGGATTGATACAGAGAAGAGTTTTGATGCTGCACAGGGCGCTGCCACGCCCCGTACAGCGGGTACAACCAACCTCAGTGAGGAAGAGAATATGTTACTCAAAAAACAGGTGTTATTTCCAGCAACTAAAAAAGCGTTTGGCCTTTTCCGTGACCCGTTTGCCGATGAGGCCATGCAGGGTGCGGACGACGTGTTCACCACGCCGGATATCCGCTACGTGCGTGAGGCGCTGTTCCAGACCGCCCGACACGGTGGTTTTATGGCGGTTATCGGTGAGTCCGGGGCGGGTAAATCCACACTGCGCCGTGACCTGATTGAACGCGTCAACCGTGAGAACGCGCCGGTGATTGTTATCGAGCCATACATCATCGCCATGGAAGACAACGACGTGAAGGGTAAGACCCTGAAGGCAGCAGCTATCGCCGAGGCCATCATCAGCACCATCGCGCCACTGGAGAACATCAAACGCAGCCAGGACGCCCGCTTCCGCCAGTTGCACCGTGTTCTGAAGGACAGCAGCCAGGCGGGCTTCAGCCACGTTCTGGTGATTGAGGAGGCCCACAGCCTGCCTATTCCGACACTGAAGCACCTCAAACGCTTCTTTGAGCTGGAGTCCGGCTTCAAAAAACTGCTGTCCATCGTTCTGATTGGCCAGCCTGAACTGGCGGACAAACTGTCCGAACGCAACATGGAAGTCCGTGAGGTCGTCCAGCGCTGCGAGGTGGTTGAACTTCTGCCGCTGGACAACAGCCTCGAAGAATTTCTGACGTTCAAGTTGCATCGGGCCGGTAAACAGCTTGCCGACGTCATGGACACCAGCGCCGTGGAAGCCATCCGCGCCCGCCTGAGCAATCTGGGCAGCAACCGTAAAAACATGGTCAGCCTGCTGTATCCGCTGGCCGTCAGTAACCTGGTGATAGCCGCCATGAATCTGGCTGCTCAAATCGGGGTTCCGCAGGTCAATGCCGACGTCGTCAAAGGGGTTTAATCATGAAATCCATTACCGATATCAACCAGCAGATGGGCAAGGTGCAGTCAGCCATTATGGCGCTCAATGCCATGAACACCACCGTGCAGAGTGTGATGATTGCTGGCAGTAAGCCGGTTATCCGTATCGCCCGCAATGGCCACTGTACCCGCCTGCTGGAAGAGGGAAAAGCAAGTTATACCCATGTTGGCCATGACTGTTCAGGGCGCTTTCGTCAGGGCGTCTTTGAGTTGCATGGCTGCCGTATTACCTGGTCAGAGTCATTACATTAACCATAAGGTGAACAAAGATGAGCGAAGTTAATAAAGAAGACTACATGAAAGACCGCAAGGGGCGTCTGGTGCCGGTTGAACAGGTGTCTGACTATGACCTTGCGATGGATTCCTTTGTCCGGGAACAGGTTGCTGCCGCGAAGGTTAAACGCGACGACCTTAGCGCCTTCAAAAATCGCACGTTTGATGACTGCTATGCCTGGCTTGACCTGGCTGCGGAAAAATACGGCAGAAAACGTGGCGGAGCTAAGGGCAACGTAACCTTCAGCAGCTTCGATGGTGACAAGCAGATCACCATCCGTGTGCAGGACTCCCTGACGTATGGCCCTGAAATGCAGATCGCCAAAGACCTAATGGATGAGTGCATGATGGAATGGTCCGAAGGGGCAAACGCCAATCTGGTGGCCATAATTAAAGATGCGTTTCAGGTTGACCAGGAAGGCAAGCTTAATATTTACCGCATCCTGTCCCTTCGCCGCATCAAGATTGACGACGAACGGTGGCGTAAAGCCATGGATGCTGTAGCGGAATCCTTACTGGTTGCAGTATCGAAAACCTATATTAATTTCCGTGAAAAGGATAAGGACGGGCGGCTGGTAAATATTTCGTTAGATATCGCCTCCATTTAATTTTAATTCAATTTCATTTTATTTCGGCGTCAGTGCTGTGGGCTTCTGCACGCCGAAAACAGCCTTGAGGTATTAATCATGTCCATCAAATGTATCAACTGCCAGAAAGGTATCACTACACTGAAGTTCAGCAACGCCAGCGTCATTACCTCTGGTAAATACCATGTTCCGGCAGTTCTTATCACGCTGGTATGCCCGCACTGCAGCCAGCATTACTACACAGAAGTCCCGTCCATGGAGTTCATCCCTTGTGAGGTGACGAAATGAAAGCCCTGGCGATAAAGTTATTGTATCTGGCGATACATACAGCGACGGGGACTATGGATTTAATTAGCAAATTACTTTGCTGGTTTATTTTCGCTACCGCTGTTGGTGCCGGACTTACTTTCGGTTCTTTGTTGGCTTTTTTATACGTCATTTTCGGGGGGTAGATATGGACATATCGAATGATGCCAAAGCCATTTTAGAAAGGATAAAGGCTCTCAACGCAGATAACCGGCGAGACGTCAGAGTTAATCTCGGTGTGCTTAAAGCGGCACGCAGTGAAATCCTGTCTCATGTAGAGCTAAACGGAAAAGGCGTAATGACAGACATGGTTCTCAATGCGTTGAACAGCGCGATTAATAATGGCAGGTAATCTATGCAGCAGAATAATCAATTAACAAATGATCGCCTGGCCCACGTCTATCGAAATCTGAAACGCTGGGCTGAACACGATAACGCTTTAAATAGCTATATCAGCGGTCAAAAGATTGACCCAATATTTCATGACTGTGTTGTAGCTCTTGCGGAACTTCAGGAGCGTCGTGCAGTGGATAAACAGCCTCCTGTTGCCTGGACCGACGCTGAAGAATTGCGCGACATGGAGCGTGACGGTTACGGGGCAATGCTATCCCTGAACCGCAAAGATTGTGAGCACGCTGACCCACGTCGCCAGATTCTACTTTTTACGCATCCAGCACCACTGCGTAACGCAGAAATGGCGGAACTACAGGAACGCCGCAAGGCTGATAGCGAGTCAGTTTCTTTTGATGCGCTCAATGCGGCAGTGGCTGAGGTTACGGGGGGTAATCAGCACATATGGAACGCGGCAATTTACAAGGGGCATCATCCTGTACCTTTCATGAATTACAACTCGCTGGCACGTATCGTTGATAAATACCGCGCCCCGCAGCCAGCGCCGGTAGTGCCGGAAGAAATTGACGTTAATGACCCTGCGCTTGATACCCACAGAAAATGGATGGCAGAGGGCTGGAATCGTTGCCGCTCCGCCATGCTTCAGGCTAAACCTGCAAATACCAAAGGGCCAGACCATGCCAATGACTGATAAAGAAAAAGTGCTGGAAAAGTTAAAAAAACTGCTGGCGCTGTCAAAATCTGATAATCCCCATGAAGCCTCGCTGGCACTGCAGCGCGTTCAGAAACTGATGCAGGCATACGGTATCACCCGTGATGATATCGCGCTCAGTGATATAGACGAGAGCATCAGTAACTACTGGGCTGCAGGCAGCGTCAACCCACCAAGTTACATGCTGGGGCTGCTGGGTATTATCCAGGCCGCCTTTGGTGTGGAATCTATTATTCATTCAGGTCATAAACCCAGCGTTGGCTTTTACGGTAATAAAGACCGTGTTGAGCTGGCGTCTTATACCTGGGATGTTCTCGCCAGACAACTCATTGCAGCGCGAAAAAGTTATATCGGGCAGCAGAATAAAAGGATTAAAAGCACGACAAAGACCAGCCGGGGCGACAAATTTGCCGAAGGCTGGGTACTGGCCGTGCATAGTGAAGTGCAACTCTTTGCTATGACCCGCGAGGAACGTGAACTGGCGAGCCTCTGGCTGGAGCAAAGATACCCGGACTCTGGCAAAACCAGCGGGCGTGGGGCCGGAAAATCGCGTGATGCGGATATGTCTCGTCACCGTGGCTACCGGGAGGGAGAAAATGTCAGGCTTCATCAGCCCGTCAGCGGACAGGAACAGCGAAAACTGAGGAGTGACTTATGATGGCTGAGACCGTTGTGTGCACCCTGGTCTGGTATAGCCTCGTGGGCTGGTGTACGGCTGACCTGCATCGTTATTCGGGTTTTTATTCCCGGTACAGAGGTGCCAAATACTGGATTAGCTGGGTGGTGATGTTCGCGTGTTGGCCTGTGGCCCTTCCTTTATATGTTGACTATGTAAGAGGGTTGGCAAAGGGGGAAATCGACGATGACTAAACAACGTCTTATCCAGCTTATTCATATTGCCCGTAACGACCTGCAGATGGACGAGGATACCTATCGGCAGATGCTGCAGGGCCTGACAGGCAAAGCCTCCACGAAAGGAATGGACGTCACTCAACTTAACCGCGTCATGGAGTCAATGAAAAAGAAGGGGGTTCGCGTTAAGCCTTCTGGGAAAGCCCGGTCTGGCTCACCGCTGGATACCCACCCACAGTCTAAGAAGTTACGGGCGTTATGGCTTGAAATGGCTTCTGCTGGCATCGTTCGCGACAGTTCTGAGCAGGCACTGGCGCTTTGGGTACAACGTGAAACCGGCATCAGTGCGTTACGCTGGCTCAGTAATGAACAGGCCAGCAACGTGATAGAGAAACTGAAGAAGTGGCAGCGCAGGGCCACGGGGATAAAACTATGAGCGACATGAGTCAGTTTCGTAGTAAAGGGCCGGAGTTGCTGGTTGAACTTGCCCAGCACACATCCGATACTGTCCGTGAGATTATCGATATTGATCCCGCCTTTGCTGACCAGATTGGTCAGGCTGTCGCTAACCGTATGATGCAGGTATGGGGCGGACAGAACGTCTATTTTCCGATGGGTATGGTCTGGAAAGTCAGCCAGCGCGATCGGGAAATTTTTCAGGAGTTTGACGGGCGTAACCATCATGAACTTGCCCGCAAGTTTGGCGTTTCTCTGCAGTGGGTCTACAGCGTGGTTAAGCGGGTCAGAAAAGAAGAACTGGATCGGATGCAGGGAAAGTTATTTGATGGTGACCCTGATGCTGATATGGGGAAAAAGGAGTAAACTTTGAAATCAGGCTGGTGCGAGTTCTGTTTTTTTCGGGCCGGTCTGATTTTCACATACTGTAAGGTTATTGCATATTCCATCCAGTCTCTTCCCATGTTGACCCAGTTCTTCCCATAATTATCTCACTTATTCCCTGTCATTTATCTCAAGTCTAATCACCTACCGCCGCTTCAGAGAGTGCCCTTCTCATATGCACTCGCGTTTTGTAACTACCGGCCGGAACTATCCATTCATTTTCATTCAGTCTAAACCACGACCTTTCGCTTAATCGAATTTCTGCCGTTCTACATCCGGTCAGCATAATAAACTTCACAAGAAATACGGACTCTATCGACATGCGATTTTGCAGCCAGCGATAAATTGCCACCAGCTCACTGTCATCCAGCCGCCGCGTTCTCTTTTTCGGTTTTTGGCCAACGTCAGTGGGTAGCAATCCCTCGAGCGGATTGGTCGATATTACGCCTCGGTTAATACAGAACCTGAATGAACGTTTGCACAGCGAAAGCATATAATGGGCCATTACCCTGCTTTCAATCTGATCAAATACATCTATCCAGTGCATTTTTGTCGAGTTATCGACTTTGACGTTCCGCATCGGTTCGGCGATATGTTTGGCGAATACCAGCTGATAATAATCCGTCTTTGTGAGTTGATTCGCGATGCAGTGTTTCTCGATCCAATAATTGAAGGCTTCAGCCACTGTCATAGAACCTTCGCGAGATAATTTTTCCAGCTTCACTTGCTCGCGAGGATCTAAACCTTCAGTTAGCCACGTTCTGAACTGCTGACGCCTCTCCCTTGCCTGAGCAATGCTCATTGCTGGATAATCACCGACATTGAGTTTTACAGCTTTACCAGCCCATCTGTATCGGTAGAAGAAAGAAACTTTTCCAGCCTGGCTGATCCTTGCGTTGAGTCCGTGAGAATCGGAAATGGTTTCGATATCATCGCGCTTCTTGCCAAGGGCCTTCCTGAGCTTTGTGTCAGTGATCATTGAATGGGTACACATTTGGCTTTTGAGTACGCAAAAGTGTACACAAAACTAGTTACTCTAAGCTACCCGCAATGTAACACTTGTACTCAAAGTGTGATGATTGGAAGGCCAAAAGGCAGGTAATATAAGGCTTTAGCGTAACAGAACGTTTTTACGCGGAATTCTTCGAAATAGGCCGAATGACAATACAAAAAGGTTTTTTAAAAAACAAAATAAACAGCAGACATTGGGCACCGCCAGCGGTGCCCTTTTGAGATCAGATGTTGTGGATCGCAAACAGCAACGAGTTACGTTGATGGTTGAGAATGCACTTTCTGATGGTATGGATACGCATATTACGGCGCGATTGTCCTTCAAGCCAACGTGCTTTACGGCGACTAGCCTGACGCAGCATCCGCCAGCGTCCCACTTCCGTTCTACTACGCTTCATGTTTACTACTCTTTCAGTCACTGAGCGGCCATTATAACGCCACACCGAATGCAGACCAGTGGTTTTCCCTTGTTTTTATTTGCCAGATTAATCCTGATGCGTAAACTCATAACAATACGCTTTCAAAAGGATTTTTAAATTTATGACAACCTTCTACACCGTGGTGAGTTGGCTGGTCATTCTGGGTTACTGGGTACTCATTGCTGGCGTAACATTACGCATACTAATGAAACGACGTGCAGTGCCCTCCGCAATGGCCTGGCTTTTGATCATCTATATTCTGCCATTAGTAGGGATCATTGCTTATCTGTCCTTCGGTGAGCTCCATCTGGGTAAACGTCGCGCCGAACGTGCTCGGGCAATGTGGCCGTCAACAGCCAAATGGCTGAACGATCTAAAAGCCTGTAAGCATATTTTTGCGCAGGAAAACAGCAGCGTCGCGTCATCCTTATTTAAGCTGTGTGAGCGTCGTCAGGGAATCGCCGGCGTTAAGGGGAATCAACTGCAGTTGCTCACCAGTTCAGATGACGTGATGCAGGCATTGATCCGTGATATTCAACTGGCGCGCCACAATATAGAGATGGTGTTCTACATCTGGCAGCCGGGCGGTATGGCCGATCAGGTCGCCGAGTCGTTAATGGCTGCAGCAAGACGTGGAATTCACTGCCGCCTGATGCTGGACTCCGCGGGCAGTGTAGCGTTCTTTCGCAGCCCATGGGCGGCGATGATGCGTAACGCAGGTATTGAGGTTGTTGAAGCGCTGAAAGTAAACCTGTTGCGTGTATTTTTACGCCGTATGGATCTGCGCCAGCACCGCAAAATGATCATGATCGATAACTATATTGCTTATACCGGCAGCATGAACATGGTCGATCCGCGTTTCTTCAAACAAGATGCCGGTGTCGGGCAATGGGTGGATTTGATGGCGAGAATGGAAGGCCCGGTAGCTACCGCTATGGGTATCGTCTATTCCTGCGACTGGGAAATTGAGACCGGCAAGCGCATTCTGCCCCCACCGCCAGACGTCAATATCATGCCGTTTGAGCAAGCCAGTGGCCACACCATTCACACTATCGCTTCGGGACCTGGTTTCCCTGAAGATTTGATTCATCAGGCGCTGTTAACCGCAGCTTATTCGGCGCGTGAATATTTAATTATGACCACGCCCTACTTCGTTCCCAGCGACGACCTGCTGCACGCAATCTGTACGGCGGCGCAGCGCGGGGTCGACGTCAGTATTATTCTTCCACGCAAGAATGATTCCCTGCTGGTTGGCTGGGCAAGCCGGGCCTTTTTCACTGAGCTGCTGGCGGCAGGCGTTAAGATCTATCAGTTCGAAGGTGGCTTGCTGCACACCAAGAGCGTACTGGTCGATGGCGAACTGAGCCTGGTCGGTACCGTTAACCTGGATATGCGCAGTCTGTGGCTCAATTTTGAAATCACGCTGGTCATTGATGATGCCGGATTCGGCGGCGATCTTGCGGCAGTACAGGATGATTATATTTCGCGTTCTCGCCTGCTTGATGCCCGTTTGTGGGTAAAACGACCACTCTGGCAGCGGATCGCTGAGCGACTGTTTTACTTCTTTAGTCCGTTGCTGTAA